GTTCCAAGAATCCTTTGGATACCAACGAATGTGTTACTTGTGATTACGCCTGATGTTCCTGGTAGTTCCATGTTCTGGAAACAGACTCTAACTGTACCAGATTGAGGAAGTTGCAGAGGTCTATATTTTGCAGTCGGAGCGGTTGGAGCAGCCAAACCGAAATCAACGACAATATAGTGAAAGTCCGCGTAAACTTTTACAAGAGAACCAGTTCCAACAGAATTGCCTACAGAATCAATCAATAGAACTGTACAACCTGGGTTACCATCATTACCGATCCAGTGACCAGCTGCAAACTGTCCGGGCTCGAAATAAATTGCTCTTTGCGTTGAGCTACCAGGAATTGGCGCAATACCATTTGTAAATGTCAAACCATTAAGAGCTCCTGCCCCACATGTCCCATTTGTCCACGTAACATTGTCATATGTTCCTGTGAAGTAGGAAACATACCCTAGAAGGTCGAAAGAGTTTGCGTATAAACGTAGTGTTTCTTGCAATCTCTCATGGGATTTTAAATTGTTCTTTACGATGTACTTTGTAGCCTCTATGAAAGCTACTTCGTCACCGCCAGAAGAACGCGAAAAGGAACTCCAAGGAACCACGGATGAAAGAGTTGTTGTTGCAGCGTTGATAGTCGCTTGTTTTACAGTACCAGCTCTTGGCGCGTTAAGAGTTGCAGCACTAAGACCGTCGGAAAGCGTCCATCCTGTTTCAGCAGATAGGATCGCAGCTGCTACATAGTTAGCACCCACACGTGCGGTTTGTGAAAAAGGAATATCCCTAGATAAATGCATATCTCTAGGTATTAGGTCCGCAATCTTATCGGCATAGTTTGTCTTAAAAATATTAACTTGTGATGGGTCTGCGAAAGAACTCATAGTACTTCCTTTATTTTTTGTTAGTTACACCTCCTCCATTGTAGTTTTGGTGTTTAAAAATATCATTTAGGATAGAAATAAACTTCTACCATCAAAGTATACGCCGCTGTCGCAAAAGCCGTTGGTAGAGCATAAGCAAGAGCAATATTTCCAAAATCTCCCATAGCAATTTGATTAACTGTAGGAACAGCACCGCCAAATGTTGTTAGAGCAGTAACAGGAACTAGATAGAAATCGTTTATAACGACACCAGTTAGAGGAGGCCCACCAGTACCAACCACCATGAGCTTACCATTTGCGTCAAAAGTAGCTACTCTTGCACCAGCAATTGCTTTGCACTGTCCAGACATATTGACAATGATTGAACCTGCGGATGTGGACTGACCAGAAACTGAAGCAACAAGAAACTCGTTAGTAGTTCCAAGGAATGCGTTGATAGATGTTTGGCCGGCCGAGTTGTTTGTAATTAAACTTGCACCACCAACCCCGCCATACATTGTCGCGCTGTTCGATGGAACAGGGACCATCTGAGGAGCTGCCGATATTGTATAAATAAGCTTAAACGTATACGCATCCGCAATCGACAGCGGGGCGCTATTGTAATAAATACTTGGTTGACCCATTATAAACCTCTCGTTCTTTGTTTAATGACATCATCGAACTGATCATCAAAACTCTTATATTGCTTAGGATGAGAGTTTTTGGATGACTCTTGAGAAGTTGTCTTTCTAGTTTGTGGTAAACTTGAAAGAGCATCGTCTAAGTCCATCTTTCTCATCGACTTAAGCTGATCCTTGGACAATTCTTTTTTTAAAACATCTATTGGCAATGACCTAAGATAATCAAAGGTTGACCTTTGCCACTTATTCCATACCTTCTCGGATATGGCGTTGATATCGGGAAACTCCGAGTCTTCGCCGTCCTCGACCGATAGTTCATAAGCTTGAAGATGCCTAGCTATCTCGTTTGCTATGCCAGTACCAACAATACTACCATACTTTTTTTTAAGGTTATCAACCGTTTCGCTCATCTTAAGGTCGAGCCAATCAGCTGCCTGAGCGTCTTCTTGCTCTTTCCTTTTCTGAGCTATTGTTTTTTCTTCATCATCTTTCTGTTTTTTATAATCATCCAATTGACGACGAAGAGCTCTTATTTCTTTCTGTTCTTCAGGAAGCTCCGCATATTCGACGCTTTGTTGCAAAATCTCGTATGCCTGCTTGATAAGCTCGTCTTCTGGGATATGATTTTTTAGAAACTTAATACCTTCTTTCTTTGCTCCGTCGATATAAGAGAAGGCTTCGTCTCTAGCTTTTGCAGCCTCTTCTAGACGCTTACGGGACACTTTTTCAAGGTTATATCCCTTGATTAGCTCATCATAAGGAACCTCTAATTCCTGTCCGTCAGACCTTACCTTGTGCTTTACTCTCTTATATTCCGGCTCTGTTTCGACAGCAGAGTTAAAAGTTTCTTCTGATTGCGTTTCCATTTGTTCTGCAGGTATTTCAATATTTTCCATATATCACCTAATAAAGAATTAAAATTTCTACCTGTACCGGATCTACAGGATCCCCAAAAATACCAATAACTAAATTTAAGTTCCCATCGTTTCCATATTTCCAGCCGAATTTATTTACAACGAAATATGTAGACTCAAGTACACGAACCACAAAAACATTACTAACTCTACGACCATCAACGCTAACTATTGCGACCTGATTACTTATCACATTTATTGTCTTTAATTCTGAAACAAAGTTATCCGCAAAATTTAATTTTCCACCAATTGCCTGGATTACCTGTTGTGTGAATTCCCCAATGTAGATAATTAAATCTTTTAACTGATCGCCTGCCTCAGTAGGTAGAAACTTTGAAACGTCTAGAACTTTAGATATCTTTAGTTTCATTTGAACTTGCCGAATCTTTTAGGTAGTTGCGTCTCTGGTTTTAATACTGCTAGTGGTGCCATGTGTCCGTATCCGGTGTGCCTATTTATAAAAGGGTTCGAGGTATCTTTAGTCTTCATCGCGTACATAAGCGCTGCTAAGGCATCACAATGACCAAGATCATCTGTTCTCAAAAAGTCTGTTCTTGTTTTATTAAACATACCATTCTTACAAGATCTTATCAAAAATTTACATCTTGGGTTTATAACCACTTTATGATCAGCAATTCTAGCTGCCATAGTTTGCACTCCACCCAACCAATCCCCTTTAGGAGGGATAGCAACAGTAAGCTTGTAAGTTTGTGACAAGTCCACCTGAACCTGACCTGGAACGTCCGCATAGAACCTCTCAACATGAACCCCGTGCTTTGCAATCATTGTCTGAATACCGGTAACAATATGGCGCGTGGAGGTGTTCGGCTGGAAAACAATCTCGTCCAAAATCATGTCGCGGTCTGAATGGAAATCATAAGAGTGAAGCAGCGCAACGGATTTGTCTTTCACACCACCCCAATCGGCAGTCAAACACCACTTATATTCCTCTGGTGCAACAAACTCCTGAACTGACCAACCATCCCATGGGACAACCATGAGATCGTCGCTTCTAACAATCTCGGCTAGATATTCTCTCTTAAAGGCATCAGTGCCTTCGCCTCCACATCTTCGTGCTGCCTCTTCGATCATCTCGTGTGTAATTGTTGGTGAGTCGTAGACTGTATACGCGAAGAAAGACCCTATTTCTTCACAATGCGGCTTGATTTTAGTGTGTAGTGGGTGATCGGGTTCTGCAGAGGGGGTTGATATGAATACCTCCCGCCCTTTTCCACGTAACAACATCGGACCAAGAACACTATCGACGCCGTAATTAAAGCTCTCGGAATCCACGAATCCGCATTCTTCATAAATACATAAAGAGCAATTACCGCCGCGGTTTGAATCCACATGCGCCCGCTTAAGTCCACCAAGACGGAGACTAGAACCATTTATTAAATCCCAACGGAGCTCACTCTTGCGTCTGATTATAAAACCCTTCGGAGCATCTTCGATGATTTTGCACAGATTGTCCTGTACCAGGTCGTGGCACTGCTCTAGAGTGGGACCTACGATTCTTGCAATTTTCCCAGGATGTTTTATGAGGTATTCAAGCGCAAATACACACGCCCAATAGGATTTTCCAATCTGACGGCTGGAAAGTATGCAAACTTTCTTATGGTTGCCGAGTCTAATTGTGTCCGAAATAGACGACTGCAGAGGATCAAGCTTGTATCCCAGCATACCCTTACGCCAGCAATAATTTACCAAACGCTTTAAAAGCGCCTTATCGCTTTGATTTTGCACGCTTACCAGTCGATTGTTTTGATTTAGGTTTCTTTGATTCTCCTGCATTATTGTAAGCGATCGCTGCCGCTTGATCTGGTTTGTATTTTTCTTTATCTATTAGCATTTTGATGTTAGACTGAATCGTCGCTTTATCATTACCTTGCTTAAGAGTCATATATGATCTCCAAGACTTGTTTAACTTGTTCAAGCATTTTTTGTGTTCCTGCATATAGATATAATACGGCTAAATTTTGTTCATATAAATGCATGGGTCAATCATCTAGAAAAACATTTGAAAAAGAATGTGAGATATGTTCCTCGGTATTTACTTTTATCGCCACAAGAATAGACAAAGCTAAATATTGCTCAAGAATTTGTTATTATAAATCAATGAGTAAAAAGGGATCAGTGAAACAAATTTGTAAAAATTGTAACTCTGAATTTTTAAAAAGCCCTTGCAAAAAAAATAAAAAGTTTTGCTCAAAAGAATGCCTAACAAATCACACCAAAAATACATATAAGGATTCATTCTCATCGGTAAGAGCATTCCTAAAAAGAAGCGGTAGATTGTCTAAATGCCAAATATGCGGTTTTGATTCTGTACCAGAAATAATGGGAGTACACCACATCGATAGAAATAGAAAAAATAACAATATTGAAAATCTTATGGTACTGTGCCCCAACTGTCATTCTATTGAACATAGAAA